GACCTGTTTCTTCGTCACCGCCTTCATGAAAAGAAGGACGGGCTGCCGTGCGTGAATGTCGTTCATGAGCACCCCATTTGAATATGGGAAGCATGGCGTCACGATCACGCGGTACAGCAATGAAAAAAGCCCCGGGGTTGCCGGGGCCTTGGTTACCTGATTGGTAGCTGCTAGATAACTATCCGATTGCCACGTGAGCCGATACCTCATCAGCAATCACGTCAAAGCAGGCGCGCAACGTGTCGAAGTCCTTCGTCTTTCCGAAGATCATTTGGCGACCGTTCTTAATCGCCGTCGCGAGCGTCTCTTTGCTCACCGTGAGCGGGCGTAGTTCCATGTTGCCGGGCGTGCCGACTTGGACAATCGGAGCGCTCTCGGACTTAGCATCGCTCGGCGTTTCTGGAGCGAAGTAGCTCAGAGCGCCCTCTGCGAAGTTGGCCCATTCGAAGCACGAGTTATCGCGGTTCCAAAATGCGCACTGCACGAGGTCGCCGATGTTCGTCACCGTCATCTTAGGCGCGTGGCGCATGCCCTTCAGTGCAACGGTGTCGCCCGCAGCCAGAACGTGAAAATCAGGCGGCAGTTGTGCGCGCTCGGCTTCCAGTTGATTGATGCGCTTCTCGGCTACCGCCAGATCGCGAACGTACTGCTCGTTCGCGGCGCACAGTTTCTTATTGTATTCGTCCGTGATGCGCCATGCAGACTGCTCGCGATGGAATTCAATGATGGAAGTGCGCTGGTTTTCAATGCGATCGCGCAGTTGGCGCTCACGTGTTGCGGCTTGCGTGTCCGGATGCGCAGCGAGTGCATTCATCAGGCTCTTGACGTTGAGCGCCAGCCTCTCGTTCTCTTCCTGATAGCGCCCAATGCTCTCGCTCTGCGTTTCATTGCGGAGCGTCAGCGCCTTTATTTGCTCAACGGCCTCGTCAAGATCGGCTTGGAGCGCCGTGACGCGCTGCTTCATATCAGCGCGCTCAACGATACGCTCTTGCTCAACGCCAGCGGCGCGCTCGCGGATGGCAACCACGGCATTGTTCGCAGCCCTCACGTCCAATTCGAGCGAGTCACGCTTGCCCTTCACGGCGTTGTAACGTTCTTCCCACGTGAGGTTTGCCGCGCGTTCGTTGTTCAGACGCGTATTCAGACGCTGATTTTCGTCAGCGAATTGCTTGTTCGCGGCACGGACCTCGCCGTCGAGACGATTCAGTTCAACATGCTCAGCAACGATTTGCTCAACGTCGCGCATGAAGTCAACCAGCGGGAACGTCGCCGCGATTATCGAGCCGCACCTGTCGAAAGAGTAGTCCTTCGTGCGGTTCTCATACGCCGCGAGATTTATTCCGACCTTCTCAACGTACGTTGCTCGCACGCCGAACGTGCCCTTCATGATGGCGTCAATCACCGCCGCGAACTGCACGTCATTCAGAAGGCGAACTTCATTCAGCACGCGGTCCAACTTTGAATTTCCTGACATTCTTTCTCACTCTGAAGTTATAAACCGTCCTGCCTCTAGCCGGATGCCGCCCGCGCATTTCAGGCTCGCGCGGGTCGAAGAACAAAACGCACCAGTGCAGGTAGAGCAGAAACGGGTTCATGAATTGACTCGATCTGTGCCAAACGCAGAACTATACGCGCAGAAAATCCGCAGTCAAGCGCCCACCAGCTTTTTAATTTGCTTCATCGCCAGCTTGCCCGTCTTGTAGCAACCCGTGTCCACGTAATAGACGTTTCCAAGGCTCGTGACGCGCTCTTGAGGGGTATGACCCACGATTACCGCGTGGATGCCCGTCACGGGGCTGATATCGGACCGCTCATGCCTTCCGCGCGCCCACATTGCCGTGCCGCGAATGGCGTCCGCACGCAGAATCGTCTGGTTCGGGTCAGGCAACTGCGAATCCCGGAACTTCTGCCAGTCATCGAACGGACAGTCGGCATGCACGATGCCCACGCGGCGGCCACCGCCAATCTCCACTTCCATGGCGATCGGCATGAACGTCATGATTAACGCGTAATCCATGCGCTCGTGCGGCATCTTGCCAATCATCCATGCCCCGCCGATCCCCGCATACCAGCCGGTATCGCTAAGCTTGCCGGTCGCGAACAGAATGCCGGCGTCCTCGTGGTTGCCCATGACGGAAAAGAACCACGGCTCATCGAGCAGCGCAAGCGCGCCCTCGGAGTTGGGGCCGCGGTCTACCAGATCGCCGGTCGCAAAGATGCGGTCAACCGTCGGGTCGAACCTCTTCTCGTCCATGCGGCGATAGAGCACATCCGGACAGCCGTGCAGATCGCCAATGACGAAGTCGCGCCCGCGCGTGTTCTCCTGGTGGACCGGGATCATGCCGTGAGGCCCATATAAAAGCCCACTGCCCAGCCAAAAAATACGGTGAGGGTCCAGCACACTTCCGGCGACAGATGGCTCATGCGCAGCCCCGCTCGCTCAGCACCGCGGCGTTTTCGTCCTCGTGGCGCATTTCCTGCCAGCGCTGCAGCGTGTCGATCGCCTCTTTAATGTCCGTTCCGATGTCCTTCCCGGCGCCGCGTCCGCCAGCCACCAGCAGCTTTTTGATAGCGTGGCCCAGCTTCTGGTCAGTGATATTGAACAGTTCGAGGATGCGGTAGATATCGACCTCGTCATACGGGCACTTTTTGAAGTAGTGCGAATGCTTGCGCTCAGTCAGATCGACGGTGGCGGGTTTGAAACTCAGGCCGGTATAGCGTGCGGGCTGCTCATCCTGACTGCACGCCTTGATATCGCCCGACAGCTTGATATCGCCAGTGATCGTCACCGAGCCCGTGGAAGCGATGCGGAGCGCCTGCTCAGTCAGCGTCTCGCCCTTCACGGTGCGCGGCTTGTCGTTCTCGTTCGCGTAGCTGGCCCTCGGCGCGTCGTTCAGGATGCGATCTAGCGCGCCCTTCACGCCATTGTTGGCGTTCAGCAGCGTGCCCGGCCCTACATTGGCAAGCGTATTGCGCATAGCTTCGAGTTCTTCGCGCTTCACCGCTACGGTGTCCGAAGACGCGCTTTTCTTTTCGGTCATGTTCAGAAGTGTTGTATGGCTAGATTCCGTACACGCTGTATGAGTGTGTACGGATACGGTCGATTTCGGATGACGTGGGCGAATGTAGGAGCGCATCAGCGCCGTCTGCGGGCTTGAGCATCCGCAGCAGGTGCTCTTTCCTTGCACCAAGCTATCGGAGCGCACCACGACGCTCTCAAGGCACTCACAGATGCACTCCCAATGCTGGCCGCGCCCCTTCGATCCTTCCGGGCGCGGCGCAGTGCCCACGACAAGCAAGCGCCCGAACGTTTTGCCAATGAGGCTTTTAACGTTCGGATGCATCCTTACATCCCCGTCCGGTCGAGTTGCTCGTACGGCACCGGCAACGTGATGATGTTCGGCTCGCTGCGCACCGGCAGCACCTTACCCGTCGTCGTCAGGCACATCAGCAGCGTTCCCTCGGACGTGGTCGGCGAATACACGCCACTCGGATCGGGCTGGCCCAGCACGGCGCTCGCAATGCCGCTATTGCCGGTCCACTTCCATTCGCTTTGCATCGGGTTCGTGAACTGTGTTGCTTCGTTGAAGCCGTAGCCCTGCGAGCGGCAGAGCGGCGTCAGCTTGCCCGTGTACGCGGCTTGCGTGTACGAGTAGGTAATCAGGTTCGGCTGGTCGAAGGCTTCGATGATGGCCTTCAGTTGCTTCTTCTGATTGAAGTTGGTGATGATCGGCATGCCGACCGTCATTTGCGACTCGCGCGTGATCTGCGCCTGCGCTGCCTGTTCGCGCTGATTCGCGGTCGGCGCTGTCTGGTCGTCGCACGATTCAGCGGTCAGGACGAAGAAGCCACCGAGAGCAAGAGCGGCGATGGCGATAGGGCGGCGATAGTGTTTGAGGTTCATGTATTAGCGAAGGGATTGGACAAACGATTGAACATCGGAAGGGAACGGGCAAGCGTCGCTGTTTTGGGATTCGGCGTCTTGCAACACGCGTTGACGAATGATCGTCTTGCCTGCCGCATCAGCAGTGCCGTACTGGTCCTGATACTGGCGAATCTCGCGCGCCATGCCGTCGCTGTGCGATTGCGAGCACTCGAACGTGTTGTGGCGCACTTGCTCCTCGCGAGGGGCATAGTGAGCGTTCGCGCGCAGCGCAATCTCGCGTCCGCCGATGGTCAGACCCGTGATGAAAAGCACGATGCCTGCGACGGCCAATACTGCTTTAATGAGATCCATAGTTCCTTTTGTAGTTAGTAAAGTGGGAATGGTTCGTCCAGCATCCAGTCGATCCATGCGAGGCGGTCCGCGCGATACTGCGAATCGGAACGCTCGCTGAATCCGTTCTTTTCTTGCCAGCACGTCAGCGTGTAGTTCTCGCCCAGCGCGTGGATGACAAACATTTTCAGTTCACGGCACTCGGCATGCAGGTTCGCGTTCCGGCCTTCCACGTAGTCAAGCGCGTGACAAATGAAGTCCACGCGACGGTCCTCCAGCGCAATACGCGCCATTGCCAGGACCTTGCGTTTGTTCGGAGTCAGCATTGCGGAGCCTCGTAAATGACCTTGTAGGCGACGATGTCGCAAGGGCCGCCGCTGTCACGCAAATACCTATCGCGCAGCTTCTCCCAGTGATCCCAGCGGAACGTGTCAGCCGGTCGTGGGTCGGGCTCCGTGCCGTTGCGAAAGCGGACCTGCACGCGCTCGCTACCAATCAACGGCTGCAGGCCGCCCTTGTGCTCGGTCCACGGCTCATCCAGAAGCCAGTCGAGCCACGCAAGACGCGCTTTCTTCATTGCGTCGCGGTCGCGCCACAGATGCGAGTGCTCATTGTCTTGGTCGCAAACCCAATCTTCCAATCCGAAGCGGTTTCCGATTGATTCGATAATGAAAAAGCGCAGGCGATCGCGTGCTTTCTTGACGGCCTCAACATGCGATTCCGGCCCGCGCATGAAATGGCATGACGCGTCATTGATCGCATAGCAAATGCGGAAATGCATGCCATCGGCAATGTGCTTGCGAGCACGCGTCAGGATCTCGCGCTCAATACGCGTCATTGCCATTACAGGCCACCTTGTTTCATGAAATAGATGGTTGCGCTCAGTGCGCCGCCGATCAGCGAGCCGACGATGCAGCCGGACATAAACTGCAGAAAGAAGCGACGGGCTTCCTCTTTGCGCTGTTTCAGCGACTTGCGTTCGAGGTTCATATGCGAGCCAATTTGTACGGGTTGCATTTGTTCGGGCACTGCCCGGCGACCCAATGAGTTGCGCACCAGAAGCAGCGCGGCGGATGCGAGTTCGTATTGAGAAGCCGGGAAAACACGCTTACTCCTCAATCACCACCGGGAAAGCGATTGCCAGAAGCCCCCATGAGTTGTGCTTCGAGTTGCTGATCGCGCCAGCCTCCTCATCGAACGCATACGCCTTGGTTCCCTTCGGGCCTTCGCCACCAACGTCGCCAGCGTGGTCGTAGACATTCACGTACACGGTGCGCTTGCGCGGAGCCATGAACAGGTCAGCGTCAAGTTCTTCGCCCTTTGAGTCCGAGCGGCCATTCAAAGCAAACCAATAGACCTGTCCGCCGATAATCGCGGCGCACGGGTTGATGCTCTTGTCAGATTTGAAGTGATGGAAGTCCAGAGCTTCGCGGCCATCGCGCGTCACCAACTTTTCGCCCGCAAGAGCGGCTTGAAGATCAAACGGTTTCACTGGGGTCCTTATTTCGGTACTTTCGGGTTGCATGAGCCGCACTGGTCCTTATGCGGCGCGTTGACTGATTGGCAGGCCGGGCACTTCCAGCCGGTCGGCACGGGGTCTTTCGGGGTTGCCTTCTGCAGGGCGTCTAATCCCTTCGGCAGTTCGTCAATACGAAACATTTCGCGTCTCCTGCAGCAGAATCCTCGGTACATCCTTGGTTTTTCTGCTGCAAGGACCGATCTTACTCTGCGCTTAACGCAGATTCAAGGGCTTTTTTGATTACGGCTGCTCGTTGTACTTCTGGCCGCAATGCGGGCACGTCGGACGGTCGTCATCACCCTTTTCGGCCTCTGGCGGGTCAATCTCAGGATCGATCAAGTCCTTCAGTTCGTCGTCCGAGAACCCCGTAATCTCCAGGTCAACGCCGAGCGCGCCGAGTTCGAGCACTTCCAGCTTCAGCACTTCGAGATCCCACCCACCGTTGAGCGTCAGCTTGTTGTCGGCAATGATGTACGTGCGCTGCTGCTCGTCGGTCAGATGCGAGACATCGAGGACCGGCACGCGCTTCAGACGCAAGAGCAACGCAGCCAGACGGCGCCCGTGCCCTGCGAGGATGCGATTGCCAGTGCCAAGAATGATCGGGTTCGTCCATCCGAACTCGCGTATCGAGGCGGCAATCTGCGAGACCTGCTCGTCCGAGTGCGTGCGCGCGTTTCGGCCGTACGGCACGAGGTCCGCGACGTTCGCCATGCGCGGCATGATTAATTCGATGTTGTCAGCCATGCGCGTGTTGCTCCAGTAATGTGGTGACTTGTTTGCGCCAGCGAGACAGGCCATGCCAGATGGTCGCGCGCAGATCGTTAGCGGCGAATGAGTTGACCGGCCAATAGAGATCGGCGTCCTCTACTTGGTCCCCCGTGCAGACGACGAGAAAGTCCACCAGCCAGTCCCGCGGCGCGGCCGGGTCCATCCATACCCATGCGTACGGAGAGCCGTCCTCAATGGCGATACGCGTCACCGATGAGCCAATCGGGAGCAGTTCGGTATGCACAACCCCGCGAGGACGAAGAAGGAATTTTTGAATGACCTTAGCCATTGATACGGCCCACGACGAATAAGCGATTTCCTGAATTCGGCGGCATCATCGGGTCATCGAATGAGCCCATCACTTCCGTGTTGTCGCCGTACGATTGACCCTCGCGCACGATTTCAACGACCCAGTAGACGGGCGCGCTGTATGAGCAAGGTCCATCGAAATATGCGTATGCTTGCTCACCCTCAAGGCCGATATGGACGATCTTTGAGCCGGGCTGCAAGTTGAGTGAGCTACAGCCGCCCTGCCCTGGCAGGGGATGCTTTTGAATGAACTTCATTTCATTTCCTCTTAGAGTTTTCGCACTTGAAGCAGTGGCGGCCAGTCACGATGCCGACCTTGCATTGCGCGCATTTGCGCTCTTTGGAGACGGTTGGCGACACCGGCACGCACGGATCACCGTGCCAACCGAACGATTGATACGTGCCATACGAGCCATAGCTACGACCCATGCCGATCGAGGCGACGGCAGCAGACAGAAGACGCTTGCGCATCACAGAAAACCCCT